AGCAGATACCATGTCACTACCGAACCAGTCACAGTGCCGATGATAAATGCCAAAGAAAACAGAGCTTTATTACTCATCTTCGTCCTCCTCGTTCTGAATTGTCATAACAGTGAGAGCAAGCCCACCAAAAAGTAAAGAGGCACTCAACAGAATGCCTCCTGTGATATGTCTTTTTCTCTTAGTATCCAGTATGTAATCCATCATGGATATAAAATTTCCAATGCCATCCATCAGTGATGCTCCTTTCCGCCCATAAGAACGGCTAGACCACTAACAAAGCAAATACCAGCAAATGCTGAAAATGTTAATCCCATGAAACCTGTCATAGTTTAGGACTCCTTTCTATTCATAACTTGAAAAATAATGATTACCTACTTGAAACATTGGTGTTCCGTATTTTCCATATCCGCCAGCAGTGAAGAATATCGTATCCACATTGGTTCTGGATTGCAGTTCCTCTTCAACTAACTGGCAAATATCATCGTCCACAAAACACTTATCGACTCTCCCATTCCACATGGATGAAAACTGATTTGCCTGATATATAACGCCATGCACTGTATCCGGGAAATATACAGAATCTACACGATTTAAGATGGTGTCGATCACTAATCGTTTTCCTTCCTCGCATTCGCCCTCAGCCTCTGCCATAGTTACAAGAGCGATTAGCTCAATATCTTCCTGCGGCAATAGCGTATCCTCCACATACTCTTCGATTTCAACTGCCGACACCGTTTCCTCTAAGGGTTGCTCAGAAATAATTACAATAGGATCAATAGGTTCAGCTTTTAAAGTCGGCTGCATTTCGATATACTTGTACTGATTTACCAGTTCTGCTGAGCAGACAAAACCTGTGCAAATAATCGCAAATACGCAAAGAGTAGGAAGGATTACCATACGAATACAATTTCGCATATGTATCCTCCTCACAAAATTAGATCAGATCGAGAATCGGTCCGTCTACATTGAACTCCATAAGAATAGCTTTCTCGTAACCGCCATCCTCAGTTTCACGGTTGGTTTCCAGAATACCGAAATCAACGAAGTTGTCTCCGTTTTCATTTCCCTCCGGTTTATAAATCCAACCAACAGTCTGGCTCATCTTAGTACGCTTAATACCGAGCTGATCGTATACATCGCTAAGGAATAAATATCCATTAGCCTTGAGCTTGTCGTTTGCCAGATTCTGCTGAGAACGCAGATACATAAGGTTGTAATCCATATTGGATTCGTACGCCTCACAAGTATCGTCAAAGAAACGGGCATAATCGTTCGTAGAAGGTGCTGCTACATCTACGGTAGACTTCACCTTTTTCTCTTTACCACTGTCTGGATCAGTTACAGTTTCCTCAAATTTCTTTGCTTTGATGTTGTAGCGAAGTTCTTTATCAACCTCCGCGCCAAAGCGCTCAACCACCCGATTTCTGTACTCCTTGAAAGTCTTATCCACAGTTGCATAAGCGGCTGCCAGTGCTACATTTCTCTTCTTGAGAATATTGTGAGATGCAACAATACTTGCGATAGATAATGTTCCAAGAGCAACAGCAGGAGCATAGAGCTTAGCGACTTTTACACCAGCCTGTACATAAACGATAGTCAAATCTTTCTTTGCGTCGTCCTTAGAATACTCCGCCGCCAGTTCCTCATTTTCAGCACATTTATGAATGGCATCAATATCTTTCTTGGACTTCTCCAATACGCTGTCCAACTTAGTTGTTGCATGGCAAGCCATAACAGCACTTGCAACAGTGCCAACAACACCAGCCACTACCAGAATCTCAGGGCTATGCTTCTTAAGTTTCACACTTACTTTGCTGAAGGTCGTGGAAACGTTCTTAATGATTTCTTCTTTCTTCATATCAGTTATTCTCCTCTTCAATTTTTTCTTTCTTCTCTAAATGATCGATCAAGTGCTGCGTGTACCACATGATCTTTTTCAAATCCTGAATGCCGTTTTTATTTTTCCAGCGGCACGCATACTTGATAATGTTACCAGTATCGGTCGCTTCGATACCTTTTAAATCGAAAGTGAATGCCTCAATAACATCGATCACTTCCAAACCTGTTTCTGACTGATAATGGCTCGGATGAGACACCATTTTATCATCTGATTCGTACATAAATATCCCTCCTAGTTCAACGGTAATGCCTTCGGAAGTTTAATCATGTATCCGTCTCTTACACGAATTACAGATGCATTCCGAATATCGGTCCAACCGTATTTATTGTCTGTATAGTTGCCAGAAACGCCAACCAGATCATAGAAGTCAGCGACACTAACTACCTGGTATGTAGCAATAAGCTCGTCCATTCTTTCCAGGACATCTTCTGCTTCGCCACGAGATTCCAGAATGATATCATCGTAATCGTATCCAGTCCGTGTTCTTGATACGTTTCCCGAATCTCGTCGATCCCGATCGTCATAATACTTACGGTAAGAGATCTTGGATGACGTTGACGATCTCCCGCCCCTTGAGTTTCCGCTAACACCAAGGAATGCTCTGACAGCATCCAAGATAATGTCTTTTACGGCCGGAACCACGATGTCTTCAAAAATATAGCTTTTTACATCGTCTACATCTTCCGGAACAAATACGTTTGTAATCTTCTGAAGACCATTCTTTTTCTTCGATTTGACAGAACCACTGACAACCTTTTCAACTCTTTTCTCCGGAATATCATCATTCTGGTTCTGTCGTGATTTATGGGAATTGGATTTGTATTCCTCCATCTTTAAATCTCCTTTCAATTAACCGTTACCACTTTTCCAGGGAGGGTTATCCTCGTACTTGGAATACGGTTTGTTTTCTTCTTAAACTGATACACCAGATTACTCCTGGCTTTCTTTTCGGATGCCGCGTATGTAGAACCCTGCCATCTATTCGCAACGCAGGTATCAAACTCCATAACCGGTCCATCATACATATACTGATTCATAGGACACCTCCCTTAAAAAGCAAAAGGGAAAGCACCCTGTTATAGGTACTCTCCCTCTGTCTGAATCATCGATTCAATTCTTATTCAGAATCCCCTTCTGTCTCTTCATCGATATCCGTAAACTCTCCGTCGACGATATCGCCCTTCGGCTGAGTTACAACCGTCTTACGATTCTCACGCCAGTTCTTGAATTTTGCTGTGGCCGGAACGACTACAAATTTGTAGGTTAATGCACCTGCAATCATAGCCAATCCAATAGTTGTTGCTTTCTTCATACTGCCGTTAGAAGCCGCCTTCACGATCTCCTCAGTAGTTGTTTCGATAACCTCTTCGTTGTTGTTCATGATTTCGTTGTTCTCCATAATATGTTCTCCTTTCAGATTTGAAATATGTGGTTCTTCCATAATAGTGTTTGTAAATTCTGCGAACCTTACATTAAGCCACGGAAGTCATACCTCGGACCATAGCCATAATCAATAACCAGACAAGGTGTTCCATCCGTAGCAAGCTGGGAACTGAATCTCAGATCGATATATCCATTATCAATATTCCAGCCAAGATCATCGCCAAGCTTAATAGGCTCTAATCCGACCTCATAATAGAAATCATTAAGTGAAATATACATTTCATCTCGCATTTGACGATTTAATTCATTCTCAGCCTTTTTTAATTTGTCGATGTCCGACTTAAAATATCTTCCGGATACAGCATCGAAACATAAGGTATCGCCTTTTGCTGTGACGATAACTTCTTTGTTTTCAACTGGATTTTTCTCAAGACGTTCCTTAGCAACGGCATCCCTCACAGTCTGTTCTTTTTTCTCGCCAATTGTTTCTACCACCTTTTTCTGATAATCTCTCAATGTCGATTCGGAAATGGTATACGCTGCGGTCAGTGCTGCGTTTCTTCTGGCATTAACAGAACTTGCTCCTATAAGGCAAGCTACTGATACTGTTCCAGTAACTGCCGCGGGAATATAGCACTTCCAAGCAGTTTTAATGGTGTCGATTGGTTCCAGTTTCTCAGTGTGTCGACGACGTTTTTCCTCATCTAATAATTGGATTGCTTTAGGGGTGGCTCGTACGGCCATTACGGTAGTTGTCACCATTCCAGCAATTCCAACTCCTGTGAGGATTTCGGGACTATGCTTTACTGTAGCTGTTTTTACACTTTTACAGATCTTAGTTAAATTTGGTTTCTGCATTTCAGTCTATCCTCCATAAAATATAAACGGGGCACAAGGCCCCGCGATTTATCTAACCAACCAGAACTCCGGACGAACTCCATAAGAGTACGAAGCGAAGTTGAAGGCCGTATCGCCACGGTCGTTCACACGGGCAAAGTCAGCCGAAGAAAATTCCTTCTTGGTAGCATTTCGGAGCCAACCACACGCACAATCGTTGTTGTAATAAGCAACACGGTTTCGTCTCTGTTTCATGAGTGGTAACTGCTCATCGTCATCAGGCTCGATATGTTCTTTATCCCAGTTGTCGCCCCATCCGCAGATTTCACCAAGCGTAGGAATAGTCAGCCCAGTCATGTGATTTCTTAACACTTCCGGAAACATTTTAAACAGATCATTTTCAATCCATTTTTTAAGATCGGATTTTTCATATCCACCCTCGTTGCTTCCGTTTTCGTTCATCGGGCGTTTTGCGATATAATCATCGAACAAGAATAATACCCTATCGCCTTTTACCATCTGTACGGTTGCCGTGAATGTTCCGAGATCTCCTAAAGGAATCTCAATCTGATCACCGACGGCAATGTCGTTCGGAAGAATCGAGCTAGTTCCAAACAGGGTGCTAAAAATCTCAGCTATAATTTCAGCATCGGCTTTGCAATATTCCTCACATGCCTTGGTTGCTTCTTTATTTGCACTGAGATTGATATACTTTCTATACATTCTCTCTACAGTTGGAATGTCAACACCTTTCTCGGTTAAGCTGATAATTTCCACTCCTAAAGTCATTTCTCTCGTACACATAGTGCGTTCTCCTTTCAGAATATAAAAATTTATTTTGGTACCTATGAAATTAGCAGGTCTATAATCCACTCAAGCATGTCTTTTGCACAAGAAAAAACATAACTTGTCCTAGGATTCACACATGAATATGAATCGCATTCGTCTCGAAACGATTCAATCACGATCAGCGGTGGTATCTCTGGATGTTTGCAGAGTCGTATTAACACTTCTCTTCCAGCCCATCTCATATAACTCGCCTGCTCGAAGTCATAACCACGCTGAATTATTGGCATCGTTGCAATAGCATAACGGACAGTATAAATGGCTCTTTCAGTCGGTGATTCCATTTGTCTCCTCCAAAAGAAAAAGCGAAAGAGTCTTGTTAGGACTCCTCCGCTTCATCTTTGTCTCTCCGGGCAAGTGCTTCACTGACCTTTTCTTCAATTTTTTCATCCATTTTCTGTTCATTCACCCAATCAGTGATAAGGTTTACGCCTACACCGATTGCGGTTGCTGCTACTCCAATAGCCTTAATCCATTTACTTTTATTATTCATTATGACACTCTCCTTTCATAATACAGCTTGCGATTTATGCGAAGTTAATCTTCATCGGTTTCTAATTGTGGACTATAGACAAAATCAATCACATAAACTTCCAGCCCATCTTCTAAAATGGTCTTATGATGATTGAAATCAATCCAAGAAAGTCCATCAGAATATATCCAATGCCATCCCAATTCATCTCCGCCAGGAATAGTAGGCATTCCTAAAAAATTATAAAAATCATTCACGTATACTGAAGCACCCAAACACCAATTACGATTAAGATGGTACTCAGCTTCCAACACCTGTGCGACCGTACTTTCGAAATATCGTTTGGAAAACGAATCGTAAAACAATCTAACATCTTCGGGATTACGTTCGTCAAAAGCTAATGACGTGTTATCGCATAACCCACATGCTGATACATAAGTGTTCTCGGCTTTTTCGACCATAATCGAATCTATAATCTTCTGGTGTGCTTCTTCCCCATACAGTTCTTTAAGTTTGTCTTTATAGTCATGATATGATGAGTTCAACAAAGCATACGCACTCGAAATTGATGCCTGCTGCCGCTTATTCAGCACATTCGCTCCAAATATGCATAATATAGTTGCGGTTCCGCTGATTGCTGCCGGAATATAGCAGACCCATGCCGATCTAACCGCTTCGAGCTTGCTATAAGCCTCCGGATCACCATCGTGATTTACTTTGCTGTCGGCTCTAATTTTACGAAGAGCTTTCGGTGTTGCACGTACAGCCAATACTGATGTTACAATAACACCAGCCGCACCAAGTCCAGACAATATTGTCGGTGATGCTTTTCTCAGATAGATTTTTGACCTCTGAGCGAGTCTTTGAAGATTTGGTTTCTTCATCATGTTCTCCTTTCGTTTTTATTTCATAGCACGTAATAAATCCAGGACATCTGTGGATATGTCCACTGCTACTGAAAACATAAAATTGTTATCCGGATTGATTTTTGAAAACTGATTCATCATTCGCCGGAAGTCGCCAACAAATATGATGAAATCCTCAACCGATCCAGATTTCTTTGGATAGAGTCTACCGACGATGTATCTTTTCAACTCATCAATAGCCCATACCGAATAGCTCGATTTTTCAAGCTCTTTCTTCCATTTCCAACCTAATGGAAACCACGTATCCATCTGATACGTATCGCATAACAATAAGTCAAGTTGTTCGATAGACATCCGTTCTCTCCTTTCTGCAAAAATAAAAGAGAAACAGGATGGACTCGAACCATCGACTTCGGGACTTTAATCGTCTCGCGCTCTCCCAACTGAGCTACTGTCTCTCTCATAATATGCCTTGTAAATTTTGCGAAGTAAAAGGAAAGAGGCGTTGTATTCGCCTCTCTCGGTTAATTTAAACCAATACTCTTTAAGATGCTCATCAGCTCGTCTTTATCGAGTTCTGCATCTACATTCAGATGAAGATGAGTCTTTCCATCGCTTATAGTGGTAATAGCTTCGTTCAACTGAATATCAATGTTGTATCCGGTTTTCTTGCGTATTACCATCTTTATTGCTTTAGAAATAATTCCCCTCGTGAATTTCGATACTATTCTCATTTCGTCCATGCTCCTTTTACTCCTTTCAAAGCTTCGGTTTTTCATAAAAGGAACTGTTATTTTGGCGAAAAAGAAGAGACGTTGTTAGCGTCTCCGTCTCTTTTGGATA